CATCCATAAGTTCAAAGCTACACAAGTATGTTAAATCACTAGCTGCAGAAGCTGTAACTGCGAGTAAGTCTGTTTCATCTAAGTAGAACCCATTGTCTTTACCTACAACAACCAGTGTTGCATCAGCAGGTACAGAGACTGTCTTAGCTATGGCAACATAGTTAGAGCCATTGTCCACACTTACCTCTACTGTAACATCAGCAGCATTAGTACCGTCAATGTTTGCAATAAGTAGTGTGTTTACTTTAGCAACTTTATCTGCAGCCACATCAATAATACTTGCCCTACTTGTCGTTATTGCACCAGCTACTGTCGTAGGTGTAATACTTGATACATTAATTAAGTTTATTACGGTCATTTATCTTTCCCTTTATCCGAATACAATTGCCATAGCAATAGCAAAACCTTTAGTTGCTGAACTACCACTAGCATAAGTTTTTATATCTGTTGCTGGAATAGTCTTCATTGTCCCACCATCATTAACTACAAAGCCATCAGCATCTGCTACTGTTATAGAACTACCAACAGAAGTACCACCGTCTAGTAGATTTAGTTCTGCAGCAGTGGCAGTAACACCGTCAAGTATGTTTAACTCTGCTGGTGTAGAAGTAATTGCAGTATTACTTGCTGCAGCTAGTACAGGAATTGTACCACTTTGATTAGGTAGATTAATAGTACGGTCTGCTGTAGGATCAACAATAGTAAGAGTAGTCTCATGTGCATCTGCTGTAGCACCTTCAAATACAATAGCATTTTCTGCGTTCATTGTTACTGTATTTACTACAGTTTGAGTGCCACTAACTGTTAAGTTACCAGACACTGTAAGATTATCTGCAACTGTTACTTCTGATGTACTATGTCCTATTGTAATAGGTACACCAGAAGTTTCTGTGCCTAGTTTTAATGTACCAGTACCTTTTGGTTTAATTGTAATGCCAATGTTAGTATCACCACCTGATGCACCTATAGTAACTGCATTACCAGTTGCGGCATTTGTTAATTCTAATTGATTGACTGCAGAGCTAGTAGTTTGAAATACTATTTGTTCATTACCATTAGCATCAGCTATAAAACCACCATCAACTATTTTAGGTGCAGTAAGTGTTTTATTAGTTAATGTATCTGTTGATACAAGCGACACAAGAGTAGAACTAGAACCTGCAGGTAACAACATAGTATTAGTAACACTAGCAGAGTGAGGTTGAGCTATAACAATTTGACCATGACTATTACTCTCACAATTAAATTGTATTGCACCAGAATTACTGTTACCATAAACAGTTACGTGTCCTGTGCCTTTAGCTAACAGATTAAGATCAATGTTAGAGTCTCCACCTGTAGAACCTAGTTGAGGTGGGCTACCTGATGCAGCATTAGTTATTTCAAACTGATTTACTGCAGAACTAGTGGTTTGAAATACTATTTGTTCGTTGCCGTTTTCGTCACCAATAAAATGTGCATCATCAATAAGTATATTTTGAGAGTTAGTATCTAAGTTACCACCTAATTGTGGAGATGTATCTTCTACTACATTAGATAACGCAGCAGATGTAGCAAGTCCTGAAACTACATTAGACCTTGTTATTTTTTTAAGACCACCACCAGATGTGTCAACAGCTAAAAATACATCATCACTAGCAACTGTACTAATTTCTGCCAAATCTCCTATAGTAGTATTACTTACGTCAAGAATATTTAACTCTGCTGCAGTAGATGTTACACCATCTAAAATGTTTAATTCAGCAGCAGTACTAGTTACGCCATCCATAATATTAAGTTCAGCAGCAGTTGCTGAAATAGCTGTACCATTAAAATTAATAGCATCTAAGTAAGCTGTACCATCTATGTATATATCTTTAAACTCAAATGAGCTAGAGCCTAAGTCTATATCATTGTCTGTAGTAGGAAGTATAGACCCATTGTTAAATGTAATCTGCGTTTCACCACCAGTAGTAACAGTAATTACATCTGAGCCACTAAATGTTATACTTGTATTTGTGTCACCGTCACCAGATATACTATCTAATTGTATGTCACCAGCATTAGTAAAGTTTGCGTCACTAAGGTCAAACGTTCCTGTAACATCTAAGTTACCACCTACGGACAAGTTACCTGATATATCAACAAGACCATTTATGTCAATAGTAGTAGCTGCAATTTGTATTTCTGTATCAGCTACAAGATCAAGTTGTCCATCTGCACTAGAGTTAATATAAATAGCAGTATCACGAAACTGTAACTTTTCTGTAGTAGCCATAAGTATGTCATCAGAAAACTCAAAGTAATCTTCATCTTCCATCCATTTTAATTGACCATCATTTGTTTCACCATCAAAGGTCATAACAATATCTGTACCTGAAGTACCTGCACCAAACGTTAAAGCATGACCTGCCATTGTACTAATAGGTCCACCTTCACCTGTAGTACCATCATGTGTGTGTCCTGTACTTGCAGCAAAAGCAGCTAATAACTGATCAAACTCATCATTAGTGTGTGCTGCAGTAATAGTATCTCCATCTGCATAAGTTGATTGTCTTGTATATGTAGCACCCATTTAACGTCTAGCTCCTAATTGATATTCTAGTTGAAACCCTTTTAAAGAATAAGGGTTACTTGTTCCATCATCTTCTACTTTAAGTATTACAGAAAATCCTGATCCCTCTACTGACTTTCTATCTAAAGGGTCTTGACCTCCACCATAGGTAAATTGAGTAGCACTAGAGGTTGTGCTATATACAGCACTATTATATGCTGCTGCTAAATTATCTGTAGAAAATGGATATACTGCTGGTCTAGCTGAGTTTTTATCTTCATTATCATAACGTAGTATTAAATCAGCATCAACACTTCCTTCAGGTCTATAGTTAATAATAACCTTTTGCATATGTTTACGTATACCAGAATCACCAAACACCATGTCTGGTCCTCTATATTTACCTTTTATAGTTGTTCCATCAAAGGTACTTCCTATTTCTTGTCTTTGTACAAAGCCATTTATATCTCCATGTAAAACAATTACATCACCTGTTTCTACAAAAGTATCTGTACATGTAGTTTTAAAACCTTTAAGTTCTGAAAACTCAAAACCTTCTTTTTTTAAAACACAAGTAGCTCCTTTAGAAAGTGCAGCAGATTGACCTGTTCTATTAAAAAATATTCTATATTGTGTTTTATCAGGAATAACTACACTATCAAAATCTACTGAGTTACTAATTTGTTCATCAAAAATAGATTGTATATTTTTACTAATTGTACCTAGCTCTGTATCACCAATACGTTCTGTAGCAGCAATAGTACGCAAACCGTCTGGTCCAAGAAATATTAAATCACCTGCAAATTCTTGTACAGTAAAACTATTAATACAACCAATGTTTCTAGTTACAGGTTCTACAACAAAATTAGAACTAGAAGAACCTGTTAATTTAAATATTCTATTTTCACAAAAAATAAATAAACTATTACGAAAAACTTTTAATGCAACAATAGTATCATCTACTTTAACACTTCCTGCACCAGAGCCAGAGTTAAACCCATCTTCATTAAGAGGTTCACTAAATATTACTTCTTGTGGTGTAGTAGATTTACCTGCATAAAACATATGGTTTCTATATGCAGCTACAACAGTTGCACCTGCTACGCTACTGTCACTAACATCTGTGGCAGATAAAGAAGTATTAAAAACTACAGGTGCATTAACTTGATCAACAAAAATAATTTTTTCGTTACCATCAAAGTTAAATCTTTCAAATTGATATTTCTTAGCACCAGTTCTTCCTGTATCTAGTGTTGCCCAATCTTCTGACACAGAAGCATCTGTACTATGTGCAGCAGCAGTAGTGCTTGAAGTAGCTCTAGTTACCCCTGTAAAAGAATTTGATGTAACTCCTGTATACGTAAATATCTCTGAAGCTATTTGTATAGTACCACTACTAGAAAAACCTGTAGTAGAATCTACGGTTAATGCACCTGAACCTGTCATAGCGGTACTTGACTCAACACGAATAGCTAATTGTGTCGATGCAGATGAAAATATTTTTTCACCTCTAGCTGCTAATACTTTATTATTAAAAGAGGCTACCATTAAAGGTTCTTCTGCACTACTACTTGTAATAGGAATTACTTGATTAACAAATTTAGTATATCCATTTATTCTTCTATAGCCACCTTGAATATCAGGTTCAAAGTTTTCTAACTCTATTGCTTGTCCTGGGTCCATTAAGAAACTAGAACGGTTAAGGACTAATCCACCTTGACAGTTAAATGCAACAGGTTGTAGTTGAGCATTATCGGGCATTAAGAAATAGTTCCTGACATAGTATTACCGTAGCCTGTTGATCTTTCTATGTGGGTAGACCTAACATACTCATACTTATTAATAAGAAGACTTTGCATATTCTTAATGCCTTGTTGAAATCTGTCAAATGTTATCTGATACTGTGGTCCTTCTCCACGATACTGATACACAAAAGCAGCAGCACCATCTACAACTACAGGAGCAAACCTGTCAGGTATAGTAGTAGTATCTCCATGTGCATCTAAGTCACTGGGAAATGTAAAGTAATCAAATGCTAATGTATATTGTTTATCTGGTAAAGGATATAATAAATAATTGTTATCTGGTGAACGTACTATAAACTGTGGTATGCCACCATTCTCAAATTGCGTTACAGTTACTCCGCTACTGTGTGTAGCTGCAGTAGTACTATTAGCACCACGAGTACAGCCTGTAATGTCACTACCTGATATTGCTGTATAAGTAACTTGCTCACTACCTATAAATACAAGACCTGTAGCATCAAGACCTGTAGTAGATGTTAGTGTTAGTGTGGCTACAGAACTAGAGTGAGAACCATTTAATGTTGTGGTTACAACTTCATCTTCTTGTGTAGCATATTCTTTTTGTACATATTCATTATAGTTTAATGTTCTTAAATTATTTCCAGATGCATTTACATCTGTGTCTTTTTTAATTCTAGCAGTGCTGTAATCTACAGACTTTGTACTTGTAGGTAACGTATACCTTGCTACACCAGCAGTAAGTGTAGAACTATTAGTAGCATGATTAAAAGAATAACCAAACTCTCTTTGATTAATATATCTTATAGCTTCATTAACAGCATTTTTACATTGGACTTGTACACCTCTAGCTGCAGAAAATGTAGTAGATGTAAGTTCTACTTCATTCATTCTTATGATAACATCATTAGTTAATGATAAAAATGTAAGTGCCATTAGGTTTCCTTTAGATAAGCTAAAGGGGCCAGTGAAATACCAGCCCCTAAAGTTATTTTAGATTAAGTCACGTTGAGCGACTGCAGGTTCTGTCATTGCGGCAGATACGTCAACAACTACTGCATAGACACGTAAGCGTCCAGTAGCTGCAGCAGCACCAGCGATTGTTACATCAATGGTATCTGCAGCACCAACAAGAGCTAGTGATTCTGCAGCATACGTAGACGCAGCACCAGTGTTTACAATATTAGCTTCACCGTTACTACCTTTTACAAGGTATGTACCAGCAGCAGCATCAAGAGCAGCACCATCAATGATGTCATCTCCACCACCGAAGTCAATATTACAAGTACAACTTGCAGTAAAGGACTTCATAATTTCCGCACCAGCAGCAATCACGATTGATTCGGAGGGAATTTCTAGTAGTTGAAAAATGTCACCATTAGCAATAGTAGCACCAGCAGTAATCATAGCATCAATATCTAAGATTGATTCTATGGTACGTACAGTGTTTCCTACATTAGTTGGAACAGCAATAGAGCTTGCCCCAACACCAGCAGTATCAACGGAAGTCATATCAAAAGTAGCCATAAGTTATATCCTCCCTTACGCTGCGTTATAACGAGCAGTGACGATAGCTTCTGGACGAAGTATCTTTCTGCCGTATAGATGCATACCACGAACAATGTCAGCAAAGCTGTCCTGATCACGATATGTTTCTGTCTTATTGATTTGCTCCGCAGTTGCAACAGCAGAATCATGTCCAGCAACAATAACACCAAGGTTTGTTAATTGATTAGCTGTGCCTGATGTTCCAGGTCCAGTGCCAAGGGCAGGTAGATTGGAAGATGTATAGACACGGAAACCGTGGAAGTTATTTACAGTTAGACCATTACGTAGTCCACCTGACTCACCGAAGTCAGCGTTCATAAAACGTGAATCTTCATCAGCAAGAATTTCCATAAACACTGGATCAACTACCAGCCAGCGATTCTGTGAATCAACTTGCTGTTGGTCAAGCAAACGCTTCATGCGTGAGATAATCATCGCAGGGGAAACAGTTGCTGTAGGTAGTGATGTAGCTCCAGGCATACGAGCAGTTACTGGAATCGAATGAGTACCAGCAGATGCTGTTGTAATGTTACCGAAGTCACCTTTATGAAGCTGCATTGAAGAAAGCAGTTCATTAGAACCAGCAGTAGCTACTGACTTAGTACCATTAACAGTTGTGTTAAGAGCACTTGCAACAGCATGTTTAGAAGCCTGTGCATAACCAGACATGTAGCCAAGAACCTCTTGGTCATACTGATCAGACAAACGATAAGCTGCACGATTGCTTGCTAAGTCCATGAAATTAATATGAGAATGTGCTTCTTCAATATCGTCCATCTTAAAAGCATAGTAGTTAGCTTTGTCAATAACGAGTGAAAAGTCCTCATCTTGTAAATCTTGGGCTGTGACATTTGTGCCACGTGCATACTCCGAGACTGAAATTTCAGGCTCTTTGATGATCTTGACGGTATCGCCTTGACCAGAAATCTCTCCAAAATAATCAGAGTTAGTAATATCTCCTACTACGGTAGACTTGCGGAATGCAAGTTGTACCTGTTTGGAGTAGATTACAGGACTAAAATTACCATTAGGTAAGTTCCCATAACCTGATGCGGTTGTAAAAGCCATTATATCCTCCTATAAAGTTTAGGCTTGCTTATAAGCTAAACATTATCACATAGAGGCTGTTTGTTTTCTAGGGTGCATATTGTTATCAGTTGGCCTACCAATAACGTTATGGGCCTATACTTGAACAGGTAAGTCTTACGTATTGTTTAGTTTTGTATTTGGTAGTTTATTATTAAGTAGACCCAATGGGCGGTTAATAATGATTATACCTATAGTTATACCGTATTAATTTTATTTGTCAACAGTATTTTATCGTGCAGAACCAGACATATCGTAAATAAATTTGCCAGTTCTTATTGCTTCCATGATCGCATCGGAAGCCTTTTCGTATTGTTTAGTTGTCATCTTGGCAACTTGCGATTCACTAAACGCACCATCGTTACTACCTGTATCAGGAGCATTACGACCAGTACGATTAACAGAACGTGCAGCATCTTTATTGCTTGCAGGTTTCTTTGTGCTAATGTTCATGTCTGCTTTGTACAAATCAATTGCACGACTTGCAGAACGAGCATCTGTATCATTTTCGTATAGAGCATCTTGAACCCACTTAGGTTGTTCTTCTGCCCAATTGTGAAAGTCATCACTATCTCGTATCTCACCAAAGTCAGGGTGAACCTTTAACAGTTCTACTTCTGCTTTCTCACGAGATGCTGTAGCTCTCATTTCATCTATTTCTTTTACACGGCTCTCTAAACCTTCTGACTGTTCACGAGCTTTCTTAATTGCAATTGTTTCTACAATGGCTGCTACGTCAGGATACTGTGCTGCCCATGCATCAATGTCTTCATCAGACTTAGGTAGCTTAATCTCTTTACGTGTAACGTCACCTAACTGTGTCTCTAGTTGGCTAAACTTATCTTCCCAAGACTTTTCTTTCTCTTGCATGTGCCGCCTAAGATCACCGTAACGTTTCTTAAAACTTTTCTCTTCTGCATTAGTAGGTTCAGCTTCTTGTGCTTGAGCCTCTGGTGCATCTTCTTTATCTGCAAGTAGTTGCTTTAGCTCTTCCTCATCTTTATCAATGCGGTTTGAGTTAGCACTCTTCCTATCTACAAATGCAACCTTTTTGGGAGTGGTTACTTCTCCTGCCATAGTAGTAGTATTCATTATAGTTCTTTCTTTCTGGGGCCACCGTAGCCTAGTGTTGGTAGGGGGATGAGTAGCCAGCATATAAGGTGATTGTTATTTTCTACGAGAAGCTAGGCCACCTCTATTCATAGGACCAGTTATATTACTGCCTCCTGTACCTGCTCCAACTCCTGTACCTGAAATCATTTTTGATCCAGATAGTTTTCCTGCTGTTGATCCACTTACACCAGCCGCAATAGCTTTCTTTTGTGCTGCAGACTTACTAGCTGCTGTAGCTGTACTTGCTTTACTTGCTTTAGCCTGTGCTGCTTTTTGCATTTGTTCTGCTAAACTAGGTCCATCATCATCATCACTACTACTAGTTGAAGGTGTTACAGGATCAGGTTTTACAGGATCAGGTTTTCTAACCACTGGTGTAAAAGGATCAGTACTTCCATCATCACGTATTATTTCATCTTGTTCTGGTTTAGGACTTACAAGACCTACTATTTTATCAACTATAGTTTTAGCTTGTTCTTCTACTGCATTTTTTAATACTGTTTTACCTTTCATGCCTACTGCTGATTGAGCAGCAAATCTGTTTTGATTTATAAAATCATTGTATGCATCTTTAAATCCAAGATTAGCGTTAACTAATTGATCATATTCAGAACGATTAATATCATCTAAGTTTGCGTCTAACATAACTGGTTTATTAGTTAAACCTTTCATTTCTGGGATAAAACCTGTTCTATCTACAGGCGGTTTATATGTACCATCTTTTATTTTTTCTCGACCAGAAATAAACTCTTTATTATCTAATGGTATAGTAACATTATCTTGTAAGTTTACATTTGGAGCCACTGTTTCATCAAATGATATATTTTCAGTTGGAGATTCAAAGTCAGTATATTCAAGTGCTAAATCAGTTTCAGTTTTTTTAGGTATGCCTAATTCTAGTTCAGCATCATTAATTTGTTCTTGTAAATTATCAGAAACATCCATAGGCATTTTACTTTTTTCAGGTTTAAATCCAAAACTACCAAGAGTAGCACTTTCAATCATACCAGTAGAATCTATACCTATGGTATTTTTTAAACTTTCTTGTTTTGATACAGGTGTTATAAATTCAGCTTCTCTTCTTGCAGCAAAATTCTTTACACTTTGATCTCTTACTGCTTTTTCTTCTGGTGTTTCTGGTTTGGCAATAATATCACCTGCTTTACCTCCAACTTTTGTAACAATATTTTTTTCTTTTTCACCAAACCCAAGTGTATTTGAAATACCATCTACAATTTTAGTAAATATATTTTTATCTGCACCTTCTTTAATAGCTTTGTCTATTGCGTTAAGTTTAGCAACTTGTCCTGCAGTAGCTGTTTTCTTTGCTGCAGCTAATGCTTTTGCAAAAGAAGCATCTCTA